TACAATGAATGTGGGGGTGTAGCTCAGTTTGGTTAGAGCGCCTGCCTGTCACCTGTAAGTAGATTTCTACCTCAAGTATATCCTTACTTTTGAAGTTCTCGGAAAAGGAAGAAAACTAATAATGTTCGGATTTTCGCATAAAATCCTAACTAACTCTGAGAGTAGAAATTTTTTATTAAATTTTTACACCAGTTTTGCACCATCTAAGAGCGCCGTTTTAACAAGCAATAGCTCTAAACTCATCGGTGTAAAATTTCTTAGAGCGAGTGATTTGTATTGCGAAATAAGCCACGTCCATTATTAAATAGATATGACGTATCGTATATCACCAAAAAGAAACGGTTGGATCGTTCTTGATCTAAACCGTAAGCAACAAAACAAAGGCATCATAAAAAAGAAAAAAGATGCCATTGAGTACAGAGATAGATTGGTTTCAAAACAAGCAGAAATTAATCCATCAAAATTAACCTTCAAAACTGCTTTTAAAAAGTTTGTAGATTACAGAGCTGAGATAGCTTCTGATCCATCTATTACTTATACAAAGTCAGGAGTACAAGGTTACAAAGCTGACTGGTCGCTAAGGATAGAACCTTATATGACTGATTGTCTTTTATCTGAATTTAAAACAGTTCATTTAAAAGATCTATTAATCAAATGTCATAAAGCTAATTATCCTTATAAGAGGTTAGTAAGAATGGTTAAGCATATAAAATCATTCTTAAATGTTATGACTGAAGAAGGTAACAATCCTTGTTTAGATGTTCTTAAATTTAAGACACATACTTTCTACGAGATTGTTCCAGCAGATCACAGCCAAAGATATGAGAAAGAAACTGTAATCATCGATGATAATCAAATCGAAAAAATGCTTATATCTCTTGGAACTAAAAAAGATAAGAGCTTTGAAGATGCTTATAAGTTTGCATTGATCTCAGTTTTATTTTTATTTGGTTTGAGAAGATCAGAGATAAAAGGTCTGCAGCCAAAGGATGTTGATTTTGATAAAGGTTTATTAGACATCAACAAAACTTACAATGATAGAGAAGGCGGTCTTTTGAAAAGAACAAAAAACAAAGGCAGCTTTAGAAGCATTGATGTAGATCCAAAGGCTTTAAAGTTTTTGCAATGGTGGATTTCTACTGTTGAAAAATACAAGCCTGCATCTAACTGGTTGTTTCCTGCATTTAGAGGTGACAGACCTATCAGTGATAAAGGTATGTCTAATACTATGTGGTCCACATATGCAGAGTATGGATTAGCTAAGATCCAATGGCATAGAGGTCATATAAGAGTTATCAGCTCACCATTAAAAGGTGCAGTGATGAAAACTTTTAGACATAGTTTAGCAACTAAATTAATCAATGATCTGTACTCAGGAAATCTAAACTCTAACTATGTAAAATCAGTAGTTGGACATTCAAGATTTCAAACAACTCAAGACAGATATGGTAATCATAACGTCAGAGCTACCAAGGCTTTGACTGATGCAAAAGCAAAAGCATTAAGAACTCATATAATCAAAATATAATTTAAAAGGTAATTTGGCGGTGTCATACTAGCACCGCCTTTACCTACACTATACAAGCAACGTGATGATAGGTCGAGCGGAGGACCTGCATAGCGTAGGATTTTCAGAAAGATAGCCTCCGTGACCAACTCTTAATTTCATTTATTCTTTAATAAAGTTTCAAAATTATCTCTCTCTTCAGACAATCTATTCACTTCTTTTTTTAACTGTTCAACTTCTATTTTATAAAGAGAAACATCTTTATCTAATTTTTTGTTATCTTCTGCCAAAGTATCTCTCTCTTCAGTAATAACTTTTAACTCATCTTCTTTCATACCTAAATTATGAGCTAGCATTTGTTTGCTAATATCTTTTAAGCTTTCTTCTGTTGGCATATTTTTTTTTATAATTTTTTCAATCCAGCCTTCGTCCATTTATTTAACCTCCTCAATTTTTTCATTATCTTTTAAATCGTATTGATCCATTGGATCATCAAATGCTGCTATTTCTTTTTTAGTTTCTTTAATGATTGCTTTGGTATGGTCCTTAGCCTGTTCTAATACCGTAGATAGATTGGGATAGTTAGAAGGATAAACACCATAAATATATAGATCATTAATAGCTGCTGCTACACGCTGCAAACCTTGCAATCTTTTACGCATCCTTGCTAGCTTGCTATCGTATGGTAAATTTATAGGTACATCAGGCATCTATTTTTTTCCAATTCGTATGATCGTTTTTAATCTCAATGACTTTAACTTCTGTGGTTTCAGCTTCAGTACCTGCACTTGCTGCTTCTTCGTCTTTGAAAACTTCTGTGATAATGCAGTCCACACGTGCAGTAGTTTCTTTTTTAATTTTAGCCACATCTACCTACCTTGAACTACAGCTGCGTCTATCATTTCAGCTGCATCCTTCCGAAGCTTATCAATATCCATATGCTCTTTAGGCATTGGTGTAGATTTTCTGACAAGCATACCGTGGTAGCCTGACATCTTACCGATATAATCTTTATCGAAGAAGTATCTAACTGGAACACCAAGAATGTTACTTGCTTGCCATAACCTATAAGCGCTCATTCCGTTAATACCTTTTTCGTATTTTTGAATTTGCTGAAATCGAATTTGCATTACTTCTGCCAATCCCATCAGTGTTATTCTTTTGCAGTTTCTAATAAATCTTAAATTAGTTCCTACAACTTTATTTATATTATGATGCTCTTCTGTCCGCTCTTTTATTGCGTGCATTAAATACCTCCAAATTAATTTTGATTTTATTTGTGTCTAAAGTTCTTGAATTTTTTATTGTTGCTTCAAAACAAGCTACTGGTATTTCGTGGTAGAACTTATCCATTTTTCTGAAATACTTCGCAGTTCCAAGAAATAGTTTGATATGCAAGTTAGATCCTAGATCCATAAAGTCACCAGTATTTTTCTCTTCAAACTTATTTTCTTCGACTGAGAACATATGCTTTCTTTTTCTCATTAGTAATATTCCTCATTCTGTTTTTTTAATATGTCACTTGCTAGTACAGATAATGCACGTGACGCTGTATTATCTTTTGCGAACTTTATTGTTTCGCCAAAATTTGCCATCGCCTGCAGCTCTTCATCATCAAAGCTAAGCACATCGAAGTAAGGTTGCTGCATCTTAAATTCAATCTTAGTTATGATCTTTGCTAGGCGTTTCTTTTGATCCATTAGTTCTCTATTCTCTGAGTTTGGAAACTCGTAAATGTTGTTGTGATATTTTCTCTTCATATATCTTATAAAATTTTCTTACTTGTCTGCCGTAGGTTTCATAACCACAAAACTCCATATGCAATTTAAATTCATATAGAGACATCTTCCTTTGTTGTTGTTGGAAAGTAGCTATCGACCAGCGAGCTGACATCTTGTCTGTGAATTTCATCTGCTTGTACTAAATAGTTAATTGCATCAATGTAGCTGTCGTATTTATATTCGTTGTTCGCTCTAACAATTTTTGCTGCTGCGTACATCAAAGCCACCTGATGCGGTCTAATTTTTTTACCTACAAGTACGGTCCATATGTCTGCAATATTTTGCATCTTCTTATTAAATGGACCATACTCTTCGGTCTTTTTATCTCGTAATGCCTGGAGCTCTTTACTTAGCTTTTTTATCTGCATCTGTTTTGAACTCCTGATGACCTTTTTGTATAAAAAATTCCATCGTCTTTGACATACTTATCGGTAACTCAAACTTCTTTTGTGCAAGCTCTTGTAGAAGCTTGTAAGTTTTGATGTTAATCGCAACTGATTTGAATTTATCCGCATCCATTTACTGCTCCAACTCCGCAGGATTAAAGTCAGATGATGTTGATCCACCACTGGCTGCCTCCATTGGTTCTACTCTGTGGAAATAGTAATAGTCAGCACCTGCTGCTAGTTTTCCATTTCCTTTAGCTTGAGCTTTGTATGCGCCAAATCGATATGATCTGCCGTCAATCATTATGTTACCTTTAAGATCGTAACTAGACGGTTTATTCTTATTGGTAACTGGTATTGCAAGACCTAACTGTGGTCTTTCTTTTTTCTTATCTTGATCCATATTATATTTTTACTCCGTTGGATTTAAGTTGATTTTTAATTTCTGTGAACTTCACTAAGAAACTATCGTAGCTGACTGGGTTCTTCGCCTTCAGATCCGCTAGGAATGTTTTATTATCTGAGATCCATTTTTGGAAATTACCAGCGTGACTGATCGCATTTAATGTTTTCAGTGCACCTTGGATTTTTTTATCTTGCTGCTCTATTGCAGCTGCAACTTCTTCTGCTGACGCAATACCATCATTGATGATACCGCAGAAAGCTAAAGCTCTTCCAACTGCACTTGTCTCGCAGTTTTCTAAAGCTGATGTTTGATTAATTCTTGAAGCAGTTCTTTTCTCTTCTGCTAAACCAGTGGCAACAACTTTGTCACCAATAGATACAGCTGCTTTACAGACCACAGCATCTTTATCGATAGATACTACCTCTGTTTCAATCTTCATTCTGCTACCAAGATTTCTTCTTGCAATAGCAAGTCTATGCGCAACTGTTGCATAGTCTTTACCGTGTATGCTGATCGTTTGACCGCTGAGATTACTTTTAAAATCTTCAATCGTCTGTATCAGGTCATCAGGTATAATTGTGTTTTTCTTTGTCATATGACCTCCAGGTTAATTTACTTTCCACAATTCTTTTGCTTGTCTTAAAAACTCATCAGGCATACCGTGCCAACACCAAGGATGATCCCAGTTTGGATCTACCAATCCAGCAATCTCTTTAACCATTTGGTCTTTTGGTAAGTTTTCGAACAAGCCATAAATTTTTTCTCTTCTTCTAAATACGTTCCTCATATTTAAGAAGTGTTTGTATAAATATTCTTTTGTAAGATCTAAGCAGTTGCTCTCATCAAATACGTTGCAACCTTTTGCAGTGACATAAACTAAGGAAACTGGCACTTCAAAATTGTAATGAGCTGCATAGAAAGCACACTGCTGTAGATGATTATACGAAGGAGCTGATGGTGCAGTCGAAACAATAAAACTACGTGTACCATCTTTCTTTAACCTGCCGAGCTTACTCCAAGAAGTTTTCAATTCTACTATTCTTGATGGCAAAGGATAACCATCTTTTTGAAAAGTAAAATCTGTTCTTCCAACAATAGGACATAACAATTCTGTTTTATCCTGTGTCAATGAGATCTGCTCTTCGCAAGTAGTATGATAAAGATGCTCACTTCGTATTTTTTCCAGGCTTTGGAAAGCGTTATTGACAACATCAGCAACTTCATCTTGGTACTTCTCAAACTTAGCTTGTTCCTTTTCATTAGCTGGCTGAAAAGTTTTATATTCATCAAGCTCAAGTTTCAGTATTGATGATACTGATTTGCCTTTTAAATCATTTGTAGATTTTTGTAATTTTCTTTGTGGACCAAACTTCCATATGGTATCTGCCATATGTTTCTGCAGTACGTTATTTACTAATACACCTGCTTTCATCTGAGGATTTGATGGCAGCATTCTTCTTTGCTCTTGCGTTAATACTCCGTATTTAAAAAGATGAACTCCATCTGGTAGAGAAGCTTGAGTAGGTGAGTGGTGAGTTAATCCTAAAGTTACATAGCTCTTTGGAAGAACTTGCATTTTTAAAGGATCGTTATCTGTAGGTACTTTATTGTCCATTAACGACTAAGATAGTATCTTAATCTTAAATGGCAACTACATAATACAGTTTGTATTATACTATCCGACTGATTTTAATGATTTGTTCTTTGTGTCCGATTTGTCTGATTGTGTCTTAGTGTTCTCTGCTTTTAGGTTTGAACTAAACCACATAAGCAATTGATTTACTGGACCATAAAAAGTTGTCTTACCTATTGTTTTATGTGGTGGTTTTTTAAATCTATATTTATCTGACACTGCGTGTTTTAAAAATCTTTGAGGTAATCCAGTTAACTTAGATGCTTCAAATCTTGATACTAATCTTTTTTCTTTATCTATCGGCATTATTCGTTTGGTAGTTTTTCTAAAGTTTTTTTAATTTCTTCTTTTAAATATGGAATACGTTTATTTTTTTCTTTTGGTAAAAACACAGTAATATTTCTATTAGCAGTTCTACAAAGCATATCCAAAACTTCCTCAAGTCTCTGTTGTATTCTGGCTCTTTCAATCTCAGGCATCACGCTCTTTTTTTCTTTGTTAAAAATGTTGGAACTTCAAACAGTTCTTCTTTTTCTTTTTCTCTCAACATCCTATCTAATTGCTGTTGCTGCTGCATCAGTCTGTTCATAGTTCTTTGTACTTCTTTTTCTACGTCAGAATATCTTTTAGATTTTTCTTTTTGTCTTTGTAAGTCTGCTTGTAAGTATGCAATCTCTTGTTTTAATTT